ACAGCTAATGGTGATGATTGGAAAACATTAGGTGGTAGTGAGTTTACATCAGACAGAATGAACGAGTTGGTTGGTGGACAATATGGTGATATGAAGAACAATACACCACAACAAGTTGTTCCATCAAGTGACCCAATGTCTCAATTTGTAAATAAAGATTACAGAGAAGTTTTAAAAAGAACTGAAGAAAAACAACAACAAAAGTACGGAAAATAAACAATGGGATTAAAACAAGATTTACTTGATGCAAAAGTAGAGGCTCTTAAATTAGCAGGAGCTCCTGAACCTATTCCAACTGAAGCTTTGAAGTTACAAATAGAATTGGAAACAGAAGCACTTATGAAATTTTTATTATCTTGTAAATTTAGAATTACAGAATTAGCCGCACCTGTTGTATTGGAAGATTTTAAAATACCGCCCCAACAAGGTGATGTGTTACCAAGTGTAACATCAACTGGTATTGGAAATACTGGAGCACCAGTTACATCTAATGTTGTCAATGGAACAGGTGGTTTATTGACTAAAAATATTGATGTTGATAAAATTGGTGGGACTACTGGTTTACTAGAATCAACTGGTTATGCATTTATTGGTGGAGATCCCGATTCACAAGGTGGATTTGATGTATCAGATCAAGATGGTGTAAGAGATTTCACATCAGTTGAATTATTTAGAGAAGATATAGAGGACTTATTATAATGGCTATTAAAGATACATCAAGAAAACCTTTTATTCAAGACAATGATACTAATGTAAAAGTTGGTATTGATTTACCAATTCGCAGAGATGATGGTGTAGATGGATTTTTTGCAACTACTTCAACAACAATTGAAGCTGTAAAAAATAATATAAGAAATCTTCTTAATACAAATGAGGGTGAAAGATTTTTTCAACCAAACTTGGGTTTAAATTTAAGAAGACTTTTATTTGAACATATTAATGATGAAAATTTAATTGGTGTTCAAGATTCTATTTTAGATAAATTACAAGTATGGCTACCTTTTGTTGAGGTGAGAGATATACAAATAGAAACAATTGAAAGTAACCAAGTTGTTGGTGCTAATGAAATAAGAGTAAAAATATTATTTAACATTAAACAAGATCCAAATACATTAGATTCAGTAACATTGAATTTTTCAGGTGATGTGAATGAAACAGAAACAACTACTAATACTGGTGGTGGATATTAAATGGAGATAAATTATGCCAACATATGGTAAAGACAATTTTAAAGAATCAAATGTAAATTATTTAAATAAAGATTTTGGTGCAATAAAAAATTCATTGATGAATTATGCTAAATCTTATTTTCCAAATACATATCGTGATTTCAATGAAACATCACCCGGTATGATGTTATTGGAAATGAATGCATATGTTGGTGATACATTATCATTTTATATAGACCAACAATATCGTGAGATGTTATTACCATTAGCTGAAGAAAGAAGAAATATAATCACGATGGCTAAGATGTTTGGTTATAAAGTAAAACCAATTATTCCTTCTTATGTCGACTTGACATTTACATCTGATGTTAATGCATTAAGTGAAGACACTTCAAAAATTGATTATTCGGATGCTGGCATATGGAGTCCAGGTATTGAAATAACTTCTAATACTAATTCTGATACAATTTTTACAACACTTGAACACATTGATTTTAGAATTACAGCTTCAAATGATACTGAAACAATTGGTACAACAGCTGATAGTGGTTTAGCTTCGACTTATACATTATCAAGAACTGCAAAAGCTATGAGTGCAACAGAAAAAACACTTACATTTCAAATTGGCGTACCTGAAAAGTTTAAAACAATTACAATACCTGATACGAATGTTGTTGATATTATTTCCTGTGTTGATTCAAATAATAATAATTGGTATGAAGTTGATTATTTAGCACAAGACAAAGTTACAATTGAAAATCACTATACTGATGATGTAAATAGGGATTCAGCCTATTCATCTGAAAATGGTGGTTTAATGTCCACAACTGCAGTTCCTTATTCACTAACCTACATCACAACAACAAAAAGATTTACTCGTGAAACAAATTTAGATAACACAACATCATTAGTATTTGGTAATGGGGTATTAAATAATGGAACTGATGGAAATATAGATCAGGGATATATAGATATGGAACAAGTTGGGGTAACAATACCTGGTCAATATGGTGACTTAAATACTGCTATTGACCCATTGTTGGGGAATGAATATTCAACACTTGGTGAGACACCAAATCAAACAAATCTTACAATAACTTATAGAGTTGGTGGTGGGATTAACTCAAATGTTCCAAGTGGTGATATTTCAACAACACCAACCATTACTGCACAAAATGGAAACCAAAGTGCTGAACTAACAAGTGTAACAAATAATTCACCAGCTCGTGGTGGTAAAGATGAAGAAGATACTTTAGAAATAAAAGAAAAGGCTAAAGCATTTTTCTCAACACAAAATAGATGTGTGACAAAAGAAGATTATGAAGCTAGGGTGTTAAACATACCTGCAAAGTTTGGTAATATTGCTAAAGTATATGTTACGAGATACATTCCGGGTGATTCATATAATTCAGATTATTTTGAAACTGCACTTAGTATGCTTAATTTAGAATTAAGTTATATTCAAAATGGAACACCATCAGTATCACCTACTGACGGAACAGTTGGTTTAGATGGAATTGGATCAGACATTATAAACTTTGATGAAAATAATCCTTTAGAATCTTTTACAACTTTTAGATTAAGAGTTTTAGCTAAAATTTCCGGCCTTAATAATTTTATAAATGATTCTCTTAGTTCAACAATTAATACTTTTGCTGATACTCCATTAACAAAAATTGACTTATCAGCAATAAAAATTTGTGTTTTGGGATATGACAATTCAAAACAATTAGTTGGTAATCCAAATGTAGCATCCAGTCTTGATGGGACAGATAATTTACCAAGTACATTAACTAGTAATATTAAAAAATATCTTGAAAATTTTAAGATAATGACTGATACTATAATAATAAGTGATGGTTACATTGTTAACTTCGGAGTCATCTTTGATGTAATAGCTGAAAAGTATGCAAATAAACAAGAAGTTAAATTGAATTGTATTCAAAAAATTAAAGACTATTTTAGAATAGAAAAAATGCAATTTAATCAACCAATTTATAAAAGTAATTTAGAATTTGAATTAATGGGTGTCGAAGGTGTTCGTTCTATTGGACATGTAACAATTACCCAAAAAGACGATTATAATAGTGATTCAGCTGATTCTGATTTAACAAATGCCACTTATACTTATTCATTTAGTAGTGAAGGTACTGGTGCTGATTTGGATGGTGAAGATATTAGTGGTCAGGGAGGAGAGGGTAGTTTTGTTGACCAATCAGGTCCAAATGGAGAGGGTACTTCAGGTTATGGATATAAGTATGATTTTTCATTTGCACTTTCTGATGATGGTACAATTATACTACCACCTAATACAGCTACACCGACGGTTTTTGAATTAAAGAATCCAAATACAAACATACAAGGGAGAGTTAGATAATGCATCATTTTATTTTTCCATCACAAGACACTTGGATTTCAAGTGGTTCATCAACTGTAACAGGTGAGTCTTTCAAAGACCAAAACTTTGGAAGAGACCAAATACTTGAAGTCAAAAAAGAATTTTATAATAGTTCATTTAATTACCCAACAAGAGCATTAGTTAACTTTAGTGGAACTGAATTTACAGAGTTATCTAAATCAATTGCTGATGGAACTATACCTCAACCTACAACTGCGGCTGGTGTAAGTGGTACTAAAGTTTATTTAAGACTTTATGAGGCTGAAGGTAATGCTGAATTGAACGATACATCTTACAGATTAGCTATTCAACCAATATCACAATCTTGGAAAGAAGGTAGTGGTAAGTTTGGTGATAACCCTAAAAATACAGATGGGTGTAGTTGGGAGAATCGTACAAATCCAATTGGTGGAACTGCAACAGCTTGGGCTAATGCAGGTACTACTGTATTAACTGTTAGTGCTTCTGCTCAAAACTTTGATAATGAATCACCTGATATAAATGTTGATGTAACTAATATGTTTCGTATGTGGTTAAATGGTGAAGAACAAAACTATGGTATGTTGATTAGATTTAATTCAACACAAGAAACTGATTCAACTCATTTCGGACATCTAAAATTTTTCTCAAGAAATACACATACGATTTATTCACCTAAACTTGAAGTCAGATGGGATGATTCATCATTTTCTACTGGTTCATTAAATGAATTAACAATGAGTGGATTAACTGATAACTTTTTATATATGAAAGGTTTAAGGGAAAGTTATAAAGTGGGTGAACGAGTTAAGTTTAGAGTTGGTGCTAGAAAAAGATATATCCAAAAAACATTTTCTAATTCCGTTCAAACCGTAACAGGTTCATTCATAACCAATAGTAGTGGTTCATACGCAATTAAAGATGTTGCGACTGATGAGTTTATTGTTCCATTTGAAGACTTTCAAGGAACAAGTTATACAAAACTTAGTTGTGATAACGATTCAAATTATTTTATTCAATATTTAGATGGATTTTATCCTGATAGAGTTTATAAAATATTATTAAAA